AAAAAAACTGATCCTCGCGGTGCACCTCGCGCAGGGAACCCTGCCCATGTCCTGCAAGGTGTGCCGCGATCCTGAGGCGGTGAAGCCTCGCCAAGCCTGGGGGTGCGATGCGGACGCAGCGGAGGACGTGTGGGCGATCGAGTGTGTCCGCTGCGGCGGGCAGAACCCCACGTGCGAACGCTGCGCAGGGACAGGCCAGGAGAGCGGGCGGCGCTGTCCGCAGTTCCTCCTCGCCGGTCGCCATGACATCCACGAGGTGCTTCGCATGTACGCCCTCTTGACCAATCACGGCCTGTTGCCGAACGAGGGAGCCGCGCTTGATCAGAGTCCGGCGTTCATGGCGGCGGTGCGGCTGATCGACAACGAGCTTGCCGAGATCAGGAAGCGAAAGGCGTAGCGATGGCCAGCAACGTTACCGAGGTCATCCTCAAGCTGCGCGATGAGGTGACCGCACGCCTGAACACGATCGAGCAGCAAGTCACGCGCACGGGCCAGAAGTTCGAGAGCACCTTCAAGGGATCGGCCGTCAACGTTCGCGCCTTCGCGCAGAACATCATCTCAGTCGCGCAGAGCGTGAAGGGCCTCATCAACGAGCTCGGGCACTCGTCTGAACGGGTGCTCAACTTCGGCGAGCAGTTCGGCATCTCGACCGACAACGTGCAGAAGCTCGACCTCGCGGCCAAGCTCGCGGGAACGGAACTGGAGTCGTTGACACCGCTCTTCTCGCGCCTCGCCGTCGCACAGGAAAAGGGCGACCTCAAAGGTCGTAACTTCTTCGAAACGATTCAGGACGTCGCCAAAGAGCTGAACGCGATGCCGCCTGGCGCCGAGCGTGCGGCCAAGGCCATCGAGCTCTTCGGGCGCGGCGGTGTGCGACTGATCCCTGTCCTTGCCGACCTCGAGAAGGCGTCGGGCAAGGTTAAGCTGATCAGCAAGGAGGACCTCGAGCTATTGGACCAGGCTTCGGATGAGGTGGACACCTTCGCTCTCTCGATGAAGAACTTCGCCACGGTGCTGGCGGCAGATGCGATTCGCGAAGCGCCCAAGCTCTTCGAGAAGATGTTTCCGTTCATCGCCGAATCGTTGAAGGAGATCAGAGAGGCAAACAAGATCGTCGCCGACTTTGACGCGAAGTCCTTTGTTGATCTCCAAGGCAACATCGTTGATTTCAGCCGTAAGGTCGACGCGAAGCCGCTCTTCGAATTGGGCCTCGCGCTCACGGGGATTGCCATAGGTCCAGCATCCGAGGAGGTGAAACCCGATTCGGTGATCGCCAAGCTGCTGAACGACAAGGAACTCAAGAAGGCCGATGAAGAACTGAAGAGAGTCGCGGATACCCTGGCCGAGCTACACCCGCAATTCCGCCGGCTGAACGAGGAGCAGCGGAAGCTCCTCGCGCAGAAGACGGTGAAAGAGTTCCAGTTCCTGGGTGGGACCGGAAGCGCCGAGGAGATCAGGGAAGTCGGCGAGGCGCAGAAGAAGGCGGGACAGGCGACGATCGACCGAGAGAACAAACTAGCCGCCGATCTTCTCGAGATCGACAAGAAGTTCATGCGGGACAAGCAGCGCGTGCGCGAGGAGAACGAGCGAAAGGCGCAGGAGCGGCGGGACAAGACGGCGGGCTTCGGTGGGGCCAAGACCCTCGCCGGTGGGATCGAGGGGTTTACCGATCAGATGAATCTGATCGTGAGCGAGTTCGAGAACCTCCAGAAACGGGGGGCCGACCTCGCCATCGATCTTGCATCGGGCCTCGGGAACGCCTTCGACAATCTCTTTTTCAACGTCGCCGAGGAGGGGTTCGACAACCTGACGCGAGCGGCCAGGAACTTCGGAGCGGAAGTCCTGAAGATGCTGGCGCAGATCGCGATCAAACAGGCGACCACCTCCCTCTTGGGCGGCATCTTCGGCGGCCTCGGCTTTGGTTTCGGTGGTGGGCCGGCCCTCGCCAAGGGCGGCGTCATGCCGGGCGGCATCGAGGACACCCTCCCTGTCCATGCCTTCGCCCGCGGCGGCATCGCCCGAGAGCCCACGATGGCTCTGATGGGAGAGGGCCGGGGTAGCAGGGGGGAGGCGTTCGTGCCGCTGCCCGACGGCCGCTCGATCCCGGTGCAAATGCAGGGCGAGGGGGGAAAGGCCGTCGGCGTCACCTTCAACATCACCACGCTCGACCCGCGCTCCTTCCGCGAGTTCCTGGTGAAGGATAAGAGCGTGATCAAGAACCTGATCCACGAAGCAGTGTCGTCGGACAAATCCTTCCGCAGGCGCATCGGCGAACCGAGGTAAGTTCCGACGATGGCGATCGTGCTGACAGAGATCGCGGATGGAGTGGCGGCGGACCAGCCTTCGGGCGGGCCTGCCCACATGGCGCGCGATCTCTCAGGCATCCTCTGGGTCACGATCGACACGGCGACGGGAGCGGCGCTCGCGAACCCTCGGCTCTACAAGTCGACCGACAACGGCAACAACTGGTCTCTCGACGGCACGGTCACGAGTCTTTCCTGCACGCTCTCCGGCGTCTGCATCTCGAGTTCGAACCAGATCGTGATCTACGCGGACAAGAACGGCGCGACCGACGGCCCGCACTACGCGATCAGAACCGGCGTCGGAACCTACAGTGCAGCGATCCGCGCGGCGACCGAGCAGGTGGCGAGCAATAACCCCATGTTCTGTTTCGGGCCCAACGGGACGCTGCACGCGGCATGGTCGAAGCGTGACCTGGGCGGCGGCGATCCGACTGGCGAAGTGTGGTACTCGAACGACTCTCTGGGCGGTGCACCCTGGACCTTCGGGTCGGAATCGGTTTTCGCGCAGAACCTCTACTTAGGCCTTGGGCTCGCGCTGATCATCGACAAGAACAACCTCGCTCACGTCCTCTTCGACAATGACATTACCGATCGCGTGAACTACACGAACCGCACCGGCGGCGTGTGGGCCGCGCCGACGGCGATCTACACGGGGACCACGCTCAACACCGGCGGCAACAATGCCAGCCTGTCCGCGGTCCTTGACCCCATCGACGAGCTGACGATTCACACCGCGTTCTATGCCGGCATCAACACGAGCCGCACACCGCACTACAGCGTCCGCAATCCCAGTACGGGGGTGTGGACGACGGAGCAAATCGACGCGGCGTTCATCACCGGCGCGAACACGAATGACATCTCGATTGGGCTCGACCGTAGCGGCGCGATCTATGTCATCGCCGTCAAGCCAGCGCAAATCGCCGTGTGGCTGCGAACGGCGCCCGCAACGTGGGTGAAGACCATCGTCTTTGCACCCTCCTACACGATCACTTCCGCCACGTGTTTTGGCAACGGTTGCCGGAACACGCCGAAGTCCGGCACGATGCTCCTCGACTACGGTTCTACCGGCGCCTACTTCGTCGGCGAGCTGAATCACACCGCGGTCGGCACCACCGATGTCATGTTCTACGGGATCGATCTCTCCTTCACTGTCGAGGACGAAAGCCCGAGCTGTCCAGCGGAACCCGCGCGCGCCTCATTCGTCTTCGCGGGAGAGGGCGCGAGCGAGGCGACGCTCACGATCGCGCCTGACTTCGTCTTCGATGGGACGGAACGATACGTCACGCTGAAGGTGCCGACGGATCGCGGCTACGTCGTCACGCATCCCAAGTTCGCGAGTAGCCGCCGGCTCTACACGTGCCGGTTCATCAATCGCACCAAGGCCGACCGGGACGCGCTCGCGGCCTTCGTGCTCGCGCGGCGTGATGGAGTCGGCGCGTGGTCCCTCGTGCTTCCCGACGGCGGCGGGACGGTGAAGGTCCATATCAGGACGGACTCGCTCCGGTTCTCGAAGTTGAACCCCGGAGTGTATGCGACCGAGTTCGAGGTCCAGGAGCTCTTCAACACATGACGGGAAAACAACAACCCGACGGAAGAGAGCTACCGGCACCGAAGCCGTGGAACATCCACGCCGCGGATCGGCATTGTGTCCGTTGCGGCAAGGTCGACCCGACGAACGACGAGCCGGTCCTCTATGTGTTCGGGCACCAGGGGCAGCAGCTCTATCGGCCGATCCATCACAAGTGCGCGTGCGAGATGCTCGGCTGGCGAGTGGCGATCGATGAAGCGCTCAGGGCCTTGAGTGATCTCGCGATCTCGATGGATCCCGATGGGCCCTGCTGGTGCGAGTACGCGGTCGCAGGGCGACATAGCACCGGCTGCGAGCACGCGCGGACACTGACCCGGGGGGTGACATGGCAAGAGCATTGACCGCGGCGCTCGTAACCGAAAAGAACCGGCTCAAGAGCACCGATCCGTGGATCTGGTTGTTCGAGTTGGTTGTGTCTGACACGGTCATGGCTCGAATAACAAGCTTTCAGACGAACGTTACCTTCAACGGTAACCTCTTCTATGCCTTCCCGTGCACGATCGGTCCCATCGAGTCGAACAGCGAGAGCCGCGTCGACTCGCTCCAGCTGATCGTCGCCAACATCTCGCGCGAGATCCAGGGCCTCCTCGACGGGACGGACGGCAGTGGCGACGGGCTCACCCGAAAGCGTGTGTTCGCCAGGCTCGTGCATTCGGCACACCTGGCCGACCCGGCGAGTGGGCTCCTCTTCGACTATCGGATCATCACGGCGACTGCGACGTGGGAGACGGTGACGTTCACGCTCGGCAGCTACGATTTATGGGGCAAGGAATCGCCGAAGCGCCGCTTCGTGCGCGCGCACTGTGGATGGACGTACAAGTCGAGCGATTGCGGGTATGTGGGAGACCTGGCAACATGCGACAAAACTTTATCGGGTCCGATGGGCTGCAAAATTCATGGAGATGACGAAGTGGCTCACTCACTGCCAAGGTTGCATCCCAAGAGGGCCGGAATGTTTCCCGGAATTCCCGGCAGCAGAACCTGAGCTATCATTCGCGGTCATGACCAAACGCCAGCGCACGATCCAAGACCTCGCACCATTCCAGGGACACTTCGATCCTCGGCGCGAACGATGGAACAAGTACACCCCCCTCGAACGGCTCCTGCAAAGCGTCGATGTTGGTGGCAGCCCGATAGGCTGTTGGCGCTGGACGAGATCAACCGATCGCGAAGGTTACGGCTTCATGAAATTTCGCGGTCGCCAAGAGCGCGCGCACCGAGTCGCGTGGGAACTGTTGGAGGGCCCGATTCCGCCAGGGCTTGAGCTGGACCATCGCGAGTGTGAGAACAAGTCGTGCGTCAATGTTGACCATCTCGAGGTCGTGACCGGCCTTGTGAACACGCAGAGGGGATGCCTGAAGAATCGAAAGAGAGTGTGCGTCCGGGGGCATCCCCTCGAAGGACCCGAGGCGGACATCTATGAGCGCCCGAATGACCGCGACCGCGAGTGTCGGGCGTGCATGCGAATCCGTGACCGAGCCAGGAAGAGACGGTGACACTCGACCTGCCCGCCATGGAAATGGTCGCCAAGGGCCTCCTCGGCGTCCCCTTCCTCCACCGCGGCCGGGATCCCTCACCCGGCCTCGACTGCTCTGGTCTTGCAATCCTCGTCTACGCCGCCGGCGGCTTCGACATGCCGGACTACGTGGGCGAGCTGCAAGCCGAGCGCGACGATCCCGTGGATGCCCTAGCACTGCTCGCCCGCTATGAGCTTGTCTTTTCGAGGGTGAAGACGGCGCCAGCTCCGGGCGACATGTTGATCTCGTCCTTCTATAGCGACATGAGCGACCACGTTGCTATAGTATTGCGCAACGGCTACGCGGTGCACGCGGTCGAGCGCATTGGGGTCATCCGATCGAAGCTCTCGCTCTTCTCGGGCAAGGTCGTGGCCATTCTCCGCCCGCGACTGATGAGGTAGCCGAGCAGGCCCCCGTCCGCATCATCGCCGTCCGGAATGCCCTCCATCCTGGCACACGGGAACAGTGGATCGAGCAGGCCCAAGAGAACGGCACCATCGCCGACCATGCGCCGTTCGCCTTCGCCGAGGCGTATCACGCCGTCGCCGTCCACAATAGCCTCAGGGTCCCGCGCGGGCGTTGGGACGAGACGAGAGTCCTGCCCGGCGACGAGCTGATCTTCACCTCCGTCCCCGCCGGCATCGAGATCGCGCTCGCGATCGGCTTGACCGGCCTGCTTGCGACGGCGGTCGGCACGGCGATCACGCTCGGTTTCGCCTTTGGCGCGACCTTCCTCGCGCAGAAGCTTCTCGGCGCGCCCGATGACGCGGACATGGGGGATTCCCCGACGTACTCGTTCGGGAACATCCAGAACACGACGAGGAATGGCCAGCCCATCGCCGTCATCTACGGCGAGCACAAGGTCGGCGGCGAGGTGATCAACGTCTTCATGACGTCGGACGAGCAAGGGAACTCGAGCCTGCGTCTCCTGATCGGCCTTGGTGAAGGGACCATCGAGAGCATCGCCGGCCTGACGAGCGACTTTAACGATCTCGAGGGATCGGCGATCCCCGACGGGATCAAGATCAACGGCAACCAAGCGAACCTCCTTGCTGGCGTGACCGTAAGCGGGCGCCTCGGAAGCGATGGTCAATCGATCATCCCGGGCTTTCGGGATCTCGTGAATGCCGTCAACGTCAACCTTGACCTCGACTTCAACACGTCTTCGATCCTGAGTCTCCGGCAGCTCTTCAATCAGGCCTACACACCCAACGGACAGCCAGCGAGTGCGCTTCATCTGAACGTGTCGATTGCGAATGTGACGAGCCAGTTTCCGGCGGCCTCCGTCACGATCGACGGGGACGACGAGGACTCGAACCCAACGAGCGAGACGCTGTTCTTTCAAGATGATGGCGTCCGGTCGACGGGGGGGCTGTTCTCGAGCGTCAGTCTGATCACCGCAGCCGGCTTTCTCTCGTTGCGTTCGGACTCCACGATCGAAGTCGGCACACCATCAGGGGCGACCTATACGACGAGCATGGCCGTCGATGCGTTCGAGGTCGTGCTCTTCTTCCCGAACGGGCTCTACAAGATCGACTCGAGCGACGGCGATATCGATCATGAATCGGCCTTTTATCGCGTGCGCTGGCGAAAGAGTGATGAGCTCACCTTTCGCGACGACACAACGGTCGAAGTCAGAAGGCGCACCACATCTCCCTTCACCGTCACCTATCGAAACGACAACCCGTTCAACGACTTCGGCCAATCGGTCATCGTCACCATCGAGGTGACTCGGCTCTCTGGCAATGATGACGAGCGCGACAAGAAGGAGTTCATCTGGCAGACGGTCAACGAGATCGACATCAACGGCGGGTTGAAGTACCAGCACACGGCACTTCTCGGCCTTGAGATCGTCGCGCAGGAGGCGGTGAACAACACGGTCCCGTCGGTGACGGTCATCGTCGAGGGCAAGCAGGTCTTCATCTGGGATGGCGTCGACCCCGACCCGGAAACCGCCACCTACACCCTGCAATACTCGTCAAACCCCGCTTGGTG